TATATCTATCGCTATGTTCTAGTTGATAGATTTAAACATACATCAACTGCACATCATGGTTTTGATAAAGATTTAGAGCTTACAGAAGCTGAGATCTTTGCAGCAGTAAAACCTAGACAATTAAGACGTAAATATATTATAAAGAAAGTTTAATATGGCATCAGTAGTAGAAATTTGTAACGGAGCTTTAAATCAATTAGGTGCATCTACAATCTTAACACTTACAGAAGATTCTAAGAACGCAAGACTTTGTAATGCTAGATTTTTAAATGTAAGAGATGCTGTATTTAGACATCACCCTTGGAACTGTTTATTAAAAAGAGTTCAACTACCAGCTGATACAGAAGCACCAGCTTGGGGATTTACAAAACAATTTACACTACCATCAGATTGTTTAAGATTAATTAAAATTTTAGATTACGAATCTGATCACGTTGTAGAAGGCAGAAAGATTTTATCTCATTCTACTTCTATGAAAATATTATATATATCAAGAGTTGAAGATCCTAATGAATACGATGAATTACTTAGAGAAGTATTAAGTTCTGCACTAGCTGCTGATATTGCTTATGCAGTAACATCATCTAATCCAGTAGCACAAAATATGTATGCTTTATATCAAGAGAAATTAAAAGATGCTAGATTCGTAGATTCAACTGAAGGATATAACACAGATCAAGAAATGGGTATGGCATCTGTAGTAGATTCAAATACGTTTATCAACTCTAGGTTTTAAAAACCATGGCTAGAGTTGCTGTTCAATTAACAAACTTTACAGGTGGAGAATTATCACCACGTTTAGATGGTAGAAATGATCTAGCCAAATACGCATCTGGTTGTAAGACTTTACAGAACATGATTGTTTATCCTCATGGATCTGCAGCTAGAAGACCAGGTACAACATTTGTAGCCGAAGTTAAAACATCATCAGCATTTACAAGATTAATACCTTTTGAATTTTCAACAACACAAACTTACATTTTAGAATTTGGAGATGATTACATTCGTTTCTATAAAGATAGTGGTGCAATATTAGAAGCTAATAAAACAATCACAGCAATTACAAAAGCAAACCCAGGTGTTGTTACAGCAACAGCTCATGGTTTCTCTAATGGTGATACTGTTGTTATTTCTGGTGTTGTAGGAATGACACAAGTAAATGGTAAAAGATTTAAAGTAGCAAGCGTTGCAACTGATACATTTGCTTTACAAGATATAGATGGCAACAATGTTAATACAACTTCTTACACAACTTATGTATCAGGTGGTGTTGCAAATAGAGTTTATACATTAGCAACAACTTATGAAACTGCAGATTTAGCAGAATTAAAATTCGCACAATCAGCTGACGTTATGTACATTTGTCATCCTGATTATGTACCAAAGAAATTATCAAGAACTGGTCATACCTCTTGGACTATTACAGATGTTGAATTTACTAATGGACCATACTTAGATGATAATATTACAGCAGTAACTTTAAGTTCATCTGCACATACTGTAGGAACAGCTAGAGATTTAACAGCTTCTGCTGCTACCTTTGTTTCAACGGATGTAGGAAGATTAGTACGATTTAGAGAAGGCTATGGAAAGATTACTGCATTCACTAGCACTACTGCTGTTACTTGGACTATTATTAAAGATACTAATTCTGGTTCTAGTTCTACTGACTGGGCATTAGGAGCTTGGTCAGATACTACAGGTTATCCTTCTTGCGTATCTTTCTTTGAACAAAGATTAGTATTTGCTGGTACAACAGATCAACCACAAACATTATTCTTTTCTAAATCAGGTGATTATGAAAATATGGATGAGAATAGAGGTGGCACTATAGCTGATGATGATGCAATCATTTATACAATCGCATCTAACCAAGTTAATGCTATTCGTTTCTTATCATCAACACGAACACTTATTGTTGGTACAGTAGGTGGTGAGTTTTCAGTATCAGGAGGTGGTACAGATGATCCTGTAACTCCAACAAACATTCTTATTAAAAAACAATCTAATCATGGCTGTGCAAATATAGATGCTATTCCTGTAGGTAACGTAACTTTATTTTTACAACGTGCTAAAAGAAAGATTAGAGAACTAGCTTATAACTTTGACGTTGATGGTTATGTTGCACCTGACATGACTATTCTTGCTGAGCATATTTCAGAATCTGGAATTAAATCTATGTCTTACCAACAAGAACCTAATCAACTTATTTGGTGTGTAAGAGAAGATGGTAGATTAGTTTGTTTAACTTACCAAAGAGAACAACAAGTTGTTGCTTGGCATCAACATATATTTGGTGGTGCATTTAGTACAGGTATTGCAGTATGCGAATCCATAGCAACCATTCCTACAGATGATAAAGAATATCAATCATGGGTTATTGTTAAACGTACCATTAATGGTGTTACAAGACGTTATGTAGAATATATAAATCAATTTGATTTTGATCAAACAGATAATACAAATTTTAATTTCTTAGATTCTCAACTTTCTTATTCTGGTGCAACTACAACTCTTAACACTACAGTTAATACTTCTGTAACTTCTATTATATTAACATCAGCAACTTCTTTTACAACTACAGGTACAGTTAAAATAGATAACGAATTAATTACTTATACAGGAATATCTACAAATACATTAACAGGTTGTACAAGAGGAACTAATAGCACTACAGCAGCTACACACACAGCTGGTGCAACTGTATCTCAAGTTGTTAATTCAGTAACAGGATTAGAACATCTTGAGGGACAATCTGTATCTGTACTTGCTAATGGTGCAACACATCCTGAAAAAACTGTAGCATCAGGTGCTATATCTTTATCAAGATTTGTTAATAAAGTTAAAGTTGGTTTAGCTTACACATCATTACTACAAACTATGAGAATAGATGCTGGTTCACAAAATGGTACATCTCAAGCTAAAACAAAAAGAATATACAATATTACAGTTAGACTTTATGAGTCAGTTGGTGTTGAAGTTGGTTCAGATTTAAACAATATGGAAGCAATACCATTTAGATCTTCTGCTAATCCTATGGATCAAGCTATCCCAGTATTTACAGGTGATAAGGAAGTAGAGTTTAGAGGTAACTATGAAACTGATGGTTTCATTTATGTACGTCAAACTCAACCTTTACCTTTAACAGTTTTATCGTTATACCCAGAATTGATTACAAATGATGGTTAATATTATGAATGAAGATAAAGATAGATTAGTAATTATACCATACATATCTGATCATGGTAAAATAATTATGCAATCTCAAATGAATCATAAACTTATGCAATTAGATGCAAACTTTTTAGCAAACGATAATATGAATGAGTGTATGAATTTAGAAGAAAATGGATTAGCATTTACAGGTGCAGTCAATAGACAGATTGTTGCATCAGCTGGTATCAAAAGAATATGGGGTAATGTTGGAGAAGGTTGGGTTCTTGCAACTTATGATATTTGGAATCACCCTATTACTATTGCTCGTGCAATTAAAAAGAATTTTGAAGAGTTAGCAAAAGCTCATAACTTTAAAAGAATACAAACTGCTGTAAGAGCAGACTTTGGTATTGGTATTAGATTTGCTAAATGGATGGGATTAAGTAACGAAGGATTAATGAGGAACTATGGTTTTGATGGTTCTGATCATTATAGATTTGCGAGGATTTTCTAATGGCACCAGCAGTACCATATTTAATTGTAGGTGGCTTAGGTGCTATGCAATACCAACAGCAAGGTGCTGCAGGTAAATACAATCAAGCCATTCAAAATAGAAATGCAGAAATAGCTACACAAGAAGCAGCACAGATTGAAAAACAATTAGAATTTGATATATCAAGATTTAATGAAAAGTTTGATCAATTACAGGGACAAACTACAACAAGAATTGCAAAGACTGGTGCTGATTTTTCTGGAACAGGATTAAGAATATTAAGAGCTAATGCACAACAGGCAGAAGTTGAAAGAAATATTATGGAATATAATGCTAAGATTGGTCAAGCAAGAAAATTTGAAGAAGCTAATTTTTTTAGAATACAGGGACAAGTTGCTAGACAAACAGCAAGAACAGCTCAAATGAGTACAATCATGAGTACAGGAACAAGTTTACTTGGAATGTCAGGATATGGTGGTGGAACAAAATCAACTAATCTTACATCAACAGAAGGATCATTCTAGTGCCAAAAATACCTACATTTGAATCACAAACAAGACCAACAGCAGAAGTTGGTGGAATTAAAACTTCTTTTCAAGTTCCTGTTACTAACGATATATTTACTAAAGCACAATCTGCAGTAGCTAATTATTATATTAAAGAAAAAGAAGAAGAAGCTAAAAT